ACTATACAATTTAAAACGATACGTAGACGCGTATAGTCGACGGCCTAGAGACTATGTATCATAACTAGGAGGATAAAATTATGGCAAACACTACATTTTCAGGACCAGTCCGATCGGAAAACGGTTTTGAACAAGTAACAAAAAACGCAACAACAGGTGCATTCACAGTTGAAGCTACTTACGATACAAGACCTACTTTCAGAGTAGCAGTTGATAATTCAACTTTTGCTGGAGCAGGTGGAGCAACTGATACATTAACAAGAGCTGAATCTGGTACTACATTTATAGTAAATGGAACTGGAAACAATGTTGTTAACATGCCGGCACTTAGCACAGCTAATGTTGGTACTCAGTATCATTTCTTTTTAACTACTGCAGTTGGCGGTGGTACTACAACTACATTTGTATTACCAGGTGCTGGTGTA